TCCCTGAAGCCTGCGGCGCCGGACGCGTCGTTGCCCAGCACCACCACCTACCCTAGAATGCGGCGGCATCCTGTGGGCCCGGAGAGGGAAACGCCGAGCCCATGGCGCCGACGACCAGAGAAGCGCATCCCCCATACCCCCAGTCGGCGCCGACGCCCGTCTCTCTGACCAGAGGCGGGCGTCACCTTGTACGCTACGATCACCGCGCCGGTGCGTTGCCGGTGCCCGTCCCGAAGTTCCGGAGCTGGTGTCGGGGCGGGCTTCTTCTCACCCGGTAGCATGACCCGGCTGGGATGGTCTCAGCACCCGTCGGGGCGTGACTACCCTGCCCAACGTGCCGGGCGAATCCTTCGGGGCGCGTCACTCACCCCGGCGGGATCCTTTCAGCGGTAGAGGTCCTGGGATTTGACCCAGATGCCATCGACCATCCGCCCGCGGCGGTCCTTGATCTGGTCGTAGGAGTCCTCGACGCAGTCCTCGACGGCCACGCCGACCTGCTCGGCCAGGATCGTCAGGACCACGACGCAGTCCCCGATCGCGTCCTCAATCTCAAGCTGTTGGTGCCTGACCAGCGAGGCCGCGAGCTCGCCGACCTCCTCGATGAGCTTGGCCAGCTGCTGGACGGCCGTGGATTGCTCCACGATGTCCCGCTCGTGGGCCCACCGCCGGATGCGGTGGAAGACGGTTCCAAGGTCCTCAAGGTCGTCTTGCGTGGTCATGCGTCAGATGTCGTCGTCGGCCGGGCCGGCGGGATCATCTGCGGTCAGCCCGAACTCGTCACGCAGCCATCGCTCCAAAACCTCGTTGATGAGCACTTCCGTCGTGTCGGACACCTGCTCGACCAGGCGCTCGCGGAGCTGCTCGCGGTCCTGGACGGACTCCTCGCGGCCAATGGCACGCAGCAGCCGGTCGCGAAACTCGATCAGATCCACGAACAGCGCCCCGAAGTCGTTCTGGATGCGGTCGGCCATCACTCCACCCGGATCGGAGCCATGAGCGTCCGCCCGTAGTCCTTGTCGATCAGGAAGAAGGCCTGCTGCGGGTGCTCGAACCTGGCCTTGACGCTCAGAGCGTAGGCGCTGTAGCCGATCAGGCTGCCGTTGACCACGAAGTCCGGCCCGAAGAGCAGCTGGTGCCAGTGCCCGCAGATCGTGAAGTCGCAATCCCGGAAGTGGGCCCAGGAGTCGATGGCCTTCCGCATCGGGATGGACAGACCGCCGACGCCGCCCTGGTAGCGAATGTCGTCCCCGTGGTGAAACCGCAGGACGCGGCCGTGGACGTCCAGGTAGAGGTGGGCCCCGTCCGAGATCAGCACCTCGACCCGCTTGTCGTTCGCGTAGAGCTTGCCGAGGACCTGATACATCAGCCACTCGAACGAGTTCCGCGCCGCGGTCGAGACCTTCCGCTGCTTGCCGGTCCGGCCATGGTTGCCGTAGCAGCAGGGCACGATCAGCCGGCGGAGCTTGCCGTGATCAAGCAGGAAGTCGATCCCGGACGTGATCAGCTCGAGGGCAAACAGCACCTCCTCGGTCGGCGACAAGGAGTTCGACTCCTCGAGCTCCTCGTGGATGTATCCCGTGATGATGTCCCCGAGGACTGCGAAGACCGCCGTGTCGATCTTGACCCCGGACCGAGCCAGCTGGATCAGCCGGACCGACGACTGGAAGAACCGCGTGGCCCGCTTCTTCGCCACGCTTGGGTCGTAGGTGTTCCGGCCGGCCACCGTCCGCGGGTCCACCGTCTCGCCGACGTGCCAGTCACTAGCCACGATGACCGGGATCGCCGAGTTCGCGCGGGCAGGCCTGACCGGGATCGGCTGCCGCGTGGGCGGCTTCTGGATGCTTAGGGCGAAGTCGAGGGCCTGCTCGGCCTCGTCGGCCCGCTCCCGCTCGATGTCGAGCATCCGCAGGAGCTGACGGACCTCCTCCCGCGCGGCTCGCTCGGCCTTCTCCTTCTCCAGCCGGAGCTTGTCAGCCTCGGCCTGGCGAAGGAAGTCGTCAGCCGAGCTTCCGGTACTCATCGCCGTGGTGCGTCTTGAGATGCTCGAGGACCCCGCGGTGGCTGTATTGCGTCCCGAGAACGCCTACCAGGTAGTCGTCGTAGAACTGCCGGAACGTGATCGACGACGTCCTGGCCAGGCGGGCTTGCAGCCACTGGACGGCCGCCTCGTAGGTCTCGGGCTCGACCTTCGCGAGACCGCGGGCTCGGCTACGCGGCTCCGCGTTGCTGAGGTAGTCCTTGACGGTTCGCTTGGTGGCCATCCGATTCCCTTCCACCGCATCTTAGCGGAAATCGTGTCCACGTCGCGCGAGCTGCTTCTGGATGCACCGGCGGCACCGCCAGAGCCACGGACGATCAAGTGCTGGAGCGTAGGCGCAGACCAGGCCGTCCGCGTCGCACGCAGGGCACCGCTCAGGCCTGACCAGGCGCCCCGCACGCAGCTCGCGGCGGACCCAGTCTTGGAACGCCCACCGCCATCGCTGACCGGCTTCGTAGACCCGCCGCTTGGCATTTCTTTCGGCTTGGGCGCCAGGCCGAGATGAATACCGCCGGCGCCGCTTGAGCATGCAACCGCGGCACGCGGGCGCCAGGCCGTCGCGGCTCGCCGACCGCTTCCAGAAGTCCGACTCGGGCAGCTCGAGCTCGCAGTCCGGGCACCGCTTCAGCCCAGGGCGTTCTGCGGGATGAACCACGCCGCCGGCCGCCCGTTCGGCGCCCGCATCCAGATGTCCTGGCGAGCGTCCGCCGAGTCGATGCACCCGACGATCCGGTAGCGGCCCAGCTGGCCAACGACCAAGCAGTAGCGGCCCTCGGGATCTTCCGGCCGCAGGATCAGACAGCCGTCCTCGAGCGTCGTATGGCGAACGTGCAGGACGCCGACGTCCGCGTCCCCGAACTTGTCGAGCTCGGGCTCGAAGTACATCCCCGTTGCCTTCGCCACGGCCATCTCAGCCATGGCGCCCTCGATGTCGATGTCCCAGGTCCGCTTGGCCTGGCTGGGGCTCCGCATCGACTTCCGCGACGCCGCGATCGTCCGCCGGCCGCCAGCCATGAGCGCCTGGACCATGGCCTCGACGCTCAGGGTGACGACCGTGCCGGGCGCCGGCTCGAACTGCCAGCGCGGGCCCATCAGAACGGGATGTCGTCGTCCGAGATGTCACGCGACCGGCTCGGCTTCGGCGCCGGCGGGGCGTCCGTCCCGTAGCCTGCCTCGGCTTTCCTGCCGTCCAGCATGATGAGGCAGCCGTTGAACGGCCGGACCGCGATGGAGGTCGTGTAGCGGTCCTGGCCCTGCTTGTCGGTCCACTTCCGCGTCTGGATCTGGCCCTCGACGTAGACCCGGCTGCCCTTGCCCAGGTAGCGGTCGACCAGGTCAACCAGGCTCGGAATCCAGAGCTCGATCGTGTGCCACTCGGTCCGCTCTTCGCGCTCGCCGGTCTGCTTGTTCTTCCACGACTCGCTCGTGGCCACGCGGAGCTGGGCCATCCGCCCGTTGCCCACGTCTCGGATGACCGGATCGGCCCCGAGGTGTCCCAGAATCTGCGCTTTGTTAATGTTCTTCATGGTTCCAGTGTCTTGATGAGAATGTGGAGCTCGCCGCCCTGGCGAACTTCGCCCCGCCGAATGCGGAGGTCGTCGATCAGGCTGTCGTCCTCGATCGCCCCGCCGTGCACAAGGGCATCCAGCGCGGCCTTCAGCAGATTGTCGAGATCCCTGCGTCTGCGGTCGGGCGGATAAGCGTCGATGGCGACGAACAGCCGCGCCGCGGGCATCGTCAGGCCCCGCCGCTGCATGATCGCCGACGTCTCGGCCCGGTAGGTCCGGCCCTTCTCCGAGATCAGCACCCGACCAGCCAGCGGCCCCTTGCTGAGGCTTCGGTAGTAGGTGTTGACCGACGGCGGCCAGGGCAGCACGAGGACGGCTTCCATGCCAGGCAACCTACCAGGACGCGACTGCGTTTCCACAGTAGACACCAGCAAGCACCAGCAGTAGCTTGCACGCGGTGGCACGACGCCACACACATCCCAGGAGGAACCTGATGCGCGAGACACTGATCCCGGCGAGCCACGAAGACTGGCTGGCCATGCGTCGCAAGGACGTCACCAGCACCGAGACCGCGGCGCTGTTCGGCTTGTCGCCCTACGCCACGGCCTTCGAGGTCTGGCACCGCAAGAAGGACGACGAGGAACCCGCGTTCGAGGACACCGAGCGCATGGCCTGGGGCCGCCGCCTTGAGTCCGCCATCGCCGAGGGCGTGGCAGACGACCAGGGCTGGACGGTCGAGCCGTTCAAGTCCTACATGCGCGACCCCAAGCTGCGGCTCGGCTCGTCGTTCGACTACCGCATCGTCGACCCGGTCCGCGGCGACGGCATCCTTGAGATCAAGAACGTCGACAAGTTCGCCTACGGCCGCTCGTGGATCGACGACGGCAGCGGCGAGATCGAGGCGCCCGAGCACATCGAGCTTCAGGTCCAGCACCAGATGGAGGTCGCGGAGCTCGACTACGCCTACATCGCCGCCCTCGTCGGCGGCAACGAGATCCGGCTAATCAGCCGGCAGCGGGACCGCGTCATCGGCGCAGCCATCCGCACCAAGGTCGCGGACTTCTGGGCCAGCATCGAGTCCGGCACGCCGCCGGCACCCGACTACGAGCGCGACTACGACCGGATCGTCCGCAACAGCCTCGGGCACGTCGAGGACGTGACGATCGACGCAGACGACCAACTTGAGGCGCTGCTCGAGGAGCTCCGCGACGTGCAGGCGTTCCGCAAGGAGTCCGAGTCCAAGGAGAAGGCCCTGAAGGCCCAGATCCTGGAACGCGTCGGCCCCGCGTCACGCGTGCAGTGCAAGTTCGGGACGCTGGCGTGCGGCGTCACGAAGCCGAACCAGGGCAAGCTGGTCACCGCCGACATGGTCGGCACCTACATCAACTCCCGCGCGGGCTTCCGCGTGTTCCGATTCACCCCGAAGAAGCTCGACGCTCGCTGATCCCAGGAACGTTTCCCATGACTACCAACGCCATTTCCGTCATCGACTCCGTCCGCTCGACCCTGACCAAGATGCAGCCGGAGTTCTCCGCGGCCCTGCCGCCGCAGATCCCGGCCGAGAAGTTCATCCGGACCACGGTCACCGCCATCCAGATGCAGCCGGACCTGCTCCAGGCTGACCGCCGCTCGCTGCTCGGGGCGTGCATGAAGGCTGCCCAGGATGGCTTGCTGCCGGACGGCCGCGAGGCCGCGCTCGTCATCTTCCGCAGCAAGGGCGGGCCCCAGGTCCAATACATGCCGATGATCGGCGGGCTCTTGAAGAAGCTCCGCAACAGCGGCGAGCTGGCCAGCATCTCGGCCCACGTCGTCCACGAGCACGACCAGTTCGACTACATCCTCGGCGACGAGGAGCGCATCGAGCACAAGCCATGCCTGTTCGGCGACCGCGGGCAGCCCATCGCCGTCTACGCCGTAGCCAAGACCAAGGACGGCGCGGTCTACCGCGAGGTCATGTCCGTCGAGGAGGTCGAGAAGGTCCGCAGCGTCAGCCGCGCGGGCAACTCGGGCCCCTGGGTCGCCTGGTGGGGCGAGATGGCCAAGAAGACGGTCATCCGGCGCCTCTGCAAGCGTCTCCCGTCGTCGGCGGACCTTGACCAGGTCATCGCCCACGACAACGAGAACTACGACCTCAGCCAAGCCACGCGGCCGATGTCGCAGGAACGCACTCGCCAGTCCCGACTTCACGCAGCCATCCTGCCGGCGGAGCAGCTCGAGGCGCCGGCGGACGAGCCGACGGATGACCAGGCCGAGGCCGACGAGGAGCGCGAGGCCATCGTGGCGGAGGCGGCCGAGTGACCGCCTACACCGGCACCGCCCGCCGCAAGATCGCAGCCATGGGCAAGGCCCTTGACCACCTTCGCTCAGCACTAAGCGAGCTTCAGGGCGTGCGGGCATCGGTCGAACAGGCCGAGCTCGCCGTCCGCGATGCGCCGGCGGAGAAGCGCGAGCACATGCTCGACTACCTTCACTCCGTCGACATGGCCGTCAGCTCCGCCATCTGGCGCCTGTCGGTAAGCGTCGCGGAGGCGGCGCATCTGACCGTAGATCAAGACAAGGAAATCAACCAGTGAACAACGAGGCACTAAACGCTTTCAACTTCGATGAATACGACCAACTCGTCCGTCTTTGGAAGAAGATGCGCGGGGCAACCGTATACCGAGGATCCGGATCAGGCTTGGCAATCGCAATCCGCTCAGATGGCGGAGACGGGGATAGCCAGGTCACAACCGTGGACATCCAGGGACCGGGGGGAGATGTGCAGCATCTAAGCATCCGCGGCACATTTGAGATTTCGGAGCTTGCAGATGCTTTGATTCAGTTTGTCACGGGAAAAAGCCTATACGACTTATTCGATTCGACTTGCTACGTGACATGTTTTGAAGAAACAACAGTAGCAAAGGATGCGCGGGTGCCAGCCCCTAGACACGACGCAACGCCGCGGGCGATAACAGATACCTGATGAAGCCGGAGCCCACATCCGACCGCATGCTGACGCCCGACGAGCTCGCCGAGCGGTGGGCCATCACGTCCTACACGCTGCTCCGCTGGCGCAGCGAGGGCTGCGGGCCGAACTACGTCCGCATCGGTGGGCGCATTCGCTACCGGCTGGCCGACGTGGAACGCTACGAGGCCAGCATGACCAACGTCTAAGCCATGACCGACAAGCCGAAGAAGGTGGGCCGCCCGCGGTCCACGATGACGCCCGAAGCCATCGAGGCCATCCTGCGGTCCGTCCGCCTCGGGCTGCACCCCGACCGGGCGGCGCTGGCCGCGGGCGTCAGCGCCTCGACCTACCGCAACCACAAGCGGCGGCATCCCGAGTTTGCGACGGCCGTGAAAGAAGCCATGGCAGCGGCGGAGGAGGGATACCTGAGCCGCATTCTGATGCACTCGGAGAAGCAGTGGACCGCCGCCGCGTGGATTCTGGAGCGGCGCTGGCCTGAACGCTGGCGCAAGCGCGAGGAGGTCGACGTGAAGGCCAAGGTCCAGCAGCGGACCGAAGGCCCGAAGGCCCCGGCCGGCGTCGACCTGGCCAACTACCTCGAGCGCCTGAGCTCGATGCCGGCGCTGATCCGCGACCGCATCAGCCAGAACTGATGGCCATCGACCGCGAGGCCGAGGCCCGCGAGGACGCCCTGCGGGTGTTCGATGCCCTCCACCCGGGCATCCTTAACAACCCGTTCATCCCGCACTGGCCGACCCCGCCGCAGGCCTACTTCCTCGGGCTCCACATCCACCTCGGGGCGCCCGAGCACGAGGTGTTCGAGGCCCTGTTCGGCGGCGCCGCGGGCGGCGGGAAGTCGGACGCCCTGCTGATGGGCGCGGCCCAGTATGCCTGGCAGCACCCCGAGTTCGCCGGCGTCTGCATCCGACGCAGCTACGCGGAGCTCGCCCAGCCCGACGCCCTGATGGACCGGGCCATGAAGTGGTGGTTGCCTGCCGGCGTCCACTGGAACGGGACCGACAAGCTGTTCACGTTCCCGTCGGGCGCCCGCGTCAAGATGGCCTACCACGGCCACCCGCGCGACGACCTCCAGTTCCAGGGCGCTGCCTACCAATACGCGGGCTGGGACGAGCTGACGCACTGGTCAGACCCGAGGGCCTACGAATGGGTCAGCCTGTCGCGTCTCCGCCGGCCGGAAGGCAGCAAGATCCCGCTCCGGGCCCTAAGCGCGACCAACCCAGGCGGCCCTGGCCACGCGTGGGTCCGCGACCGGTTCGTGGGCGGGCAACGCGTGGACGGCAAGCTCATCCAGCCGCAGTGCCCCTACGTGCCGGCGCGGGTCACCGACAACCCGCACCTGGACAGCGACTCCTACATCCGCAGCCTGAGCCGACTACACCCGACCGTCCGCAAGCAGCTCCTCGACGGCGACTGGACCGCGCGGGACCCGGGCGACTACTTCCGGGCGGAATGGTTCGGGCCGCTGCTCGAGCCCGAGGAGTATCCCGTCCCGTCAGGCGACTCGATCCGCATCCGCTGGTGGGACCTGGCCGCGTCCGAGCGCGAGGGCTCCGCCAGGACCGCGGGCGTGCTCATGGCCCGCATGCGGTCAGGCGTCCGCGTTGTGCTGCACGCCACGGCCTTCCGGGCCACGCCGGGCAAGCGCGACGACCTGATCGTGCAGCAGGCCAAGATCGACGGGCGCTCGACCGTGGTCGGCGTCGAGATCGAGGGCGGCAGCGGCGGCCCCGCCCAGTTCGAGGCGCTCAGGAAGCGTCTGAGCTCGCAGGGCTACAAGGTCGTCGGCGCCCGGCCCCGCGTGCTCAGCGACGACGAGAACGCGACCATGATGC